AACTGGATTTAACGCAGGCACAGATGCAGATGGTGATTTCTTTTGGAACTATAATGGTAGTAGATTGATTGATACCGCAGGAGTGATAAATGCTACAACATGGTACCACGTTGCGTTTGTAAGGACTAATGGTAAGTTGAGAGGATATTTGAATGGTGTCCAACAAGGTGCTGACGCCAACTCAACAACAGATTATTCTGCAAAAGAGATGTGTGTCGGTTCATCATATAATGCATTTACTGAAGCAATGGATGGACACATAGAAGATTTTAGATATTCAAAACGCCCAATATATCCCTTTATACCATTAAAAGAAACACTTTCAACAACATCTTCGGCTCAAAGTGGGATAACGTGTACTGCATCAAATGTTAAATTACTTGCATTAACAACTGCTACTGTAACTCAAGATATTAGTGCAACAAATCATACTATCACAAATGTTAATACTGTAGCTAGTAGCAATTTTGCACCACTCTCTCCAATGAAATCTGCACTATTTGTTGCCGCTTCTAATGAAAAATTAACTATACCAGATGGTACATGGAAAACTTGGGGTGCAAATTTTACTGTTGAATGTTGGATTTATGCTAATTCTTATCCTCATTCATCTCAGAATTATATTTGGGGTGATTATAATTCCTCAGGAACTAGTGCCTCAACCTCTATAAATTTAATTGCAAACAATTCAAGAGTATTATATGTTACTTCATATATAGGAGGTTCCTTAGTCACAGTTTTAACTTCTCCAGTTGCTATGGATTTAAATCAATGGCATCACGTAGCAGTTGTTAGAAATTCAAATAATTGGTATTTATTCTTAAATGGTACAGTAGTTGTTGAAAACACAAGTGCTACTGGAACTATTAATGATTCATCTGAAATTTTTGCGATAGGTGGAACTGGTAATTTTACTGGTAGAGGCTGGGACGGATATATATCTAATTTCAGAGTTAATACTACTCAATCATTATACAATAAATCTTTTACTCCACCTACGACAGAACTTTTTTAAGGTAATTAATATGCAAATAGGACACGTAACTAATCAATACATTAATACTTACATTAATGAAGGTACACAAGTAGCTAATCAACAAGCACAAAGAGTTGTTGATGAACTTTCTGATTATAACAAAATGCAATATCAGAGAGAGCAAGAGAAAAGACAGTATCAGTGGATGGCGTACATAATGATGATGCAGTTTTTCGCAAAGAATAATATGTGGAATTTAATAGATCAAATGAGAATACAGAGAAGTCTTGACATAACTGCCTAAAAATGATATAACTTTATTATGAAAAGTAAACATAGAAAATTATGGAAACAGGTGGCAAAAATGGACTTAGGTAATCCCGTAATCACCGCTCTTGTAGGGTTGGTGATTTTTTATATTGGACTTAAAACATTTTCAGGTGGTATGAAAGCTATGGGAAATATGGAGCACCTATCTTGGTTTTTAGGTAATCCGATATATATGTTCCTAGGTGGAATTATAATGACACTTGCTTGGCAATCGTCAAGTTTATCTACTACAGCAATTATAGCCTTAGTCGCCTCGGGAGCATTACCTTTACCTGCGGCTGTCGCTTGTGTTCTCGGTGCAAATATCGGGACAACAGGTACAATATGGTTAGCTGGATTCTTTGTATCTGATGGTATGCCGAAAGGTGATACTTTACGAATAGCAATAGCACATTCTGGTATGAACTTAATAATGGCAATTGCATTACTTCCTTTTGTTGGGAGAATTGGCCAGATGTTAATGAAGATCGGTTAAATTCTAAATAGTGGTGTGAGATTCTCACACTTTTTCATTAACATTTTCAAAGAATAGGATCCTCTATGAAAAAATATTTTTTAGCTTTGGCAACTGCGATAGTATTTGCCTTCCCTGCAGGCGCTTGGGATATTGGTAATGGTATATCTCTTGATAACGAACTTAAAGCGACACATAATCTAGACACACCTGCAACAACAATAACTGCACAATCAGGTATTACAGTTCCATTAATGATGATGGACTTAACTGTAGATGCTGATTTTGATTTAACTGCACTTGGCTCATCAAGTACTTCTGATTTATATCAAGGTATTGACATTGGGTTAGACTATGATGTATCTGATAGTTTAGTTTTAGAAATGAATACTGGTATTTCATCAGATTGGGCTAGAGAAGATATCACTCTCTCTATGACTTTATCTTTCTAAAAGTCTTGACATTACTCATAGCATCTGTTATTATGATGCTATGAGATTCTATACAAATACTTTTGTACGTGGTAATAACGTATACATTCGCGGTTATAATAATGGTAATAGATTTAATGAGAAAGTCTTTTACAAACCAACTCTCTACGAACCTTCTAGAGGGCCAACAAAATTCAAAACAATAGATGGACATACTGTTAAACCTAAACAGTTTGAAAGCATTAAAGCTTGTAAAGAATATGTAAGCAAGTTTGAAGATGTAGATGGATTTAACTTTTATGGTTCAACTCTCCACGCATATACATTTATCAATGATAAGTTTGATAATGATTATGATATGGATCATATACGTGTAGCTAATATCGATATCGAAGTTGGTTCAGAAGATGGCTTTCCAGAACCAGAAGATGCTAATCAACCAATAACTGCAATTACTATAAAGCAAAATGGTATATGTTATGTTATGGGTATTGATGATTTTAAAAATGATAGAAAAGATGTTCAATATATCAATTGTAAAACTGAACATAAACTTATCGATATATTTCTTAAAACTTGGAAGAAACTTGATCCAGATATCATAACTGGTTGGAATACCAGATTTTTTGATATACCCTATCTTGTAAATCGTATTACAAAAATATTCGGTGAATATAAAGCGAATGAACTTTCACCCTGGGGTTTTATACAAGAAAGAAAAATAAATCAAATGCAGAGAACATTACAAGCATTTGAGATTAAGGGTATAGCACAATTAGATTATCTAGAATTGTTTAAGAAGTTTACGTATGCAAATCAAGAAAGTTATAGATTAGATCATATAGCAAGTGTTACTGTTGATGAGAAGAAGCTGGACTATTCAGAGTTTTCAAGCTTACATCAATTATATAAATTAGACTATCAAAAATTCATTGAGTATAATATCAAAGACGTTGAACTAGTAGAAAAGATAGATGCTAAGATGAAACTGATAGAGATGGCTATGGCATTGGCTTATGATGCCAAAGTAAACTATGAAGATGTCTATACTCAGGTTCGTATGTGGGATGTCCTTATACATAATTATCTAATGGATAAAAACATTGTCATACCACAAAACAAAAGAACTAGAAAAGATTCTACTTATGAGGGTGCTTATGTAAAAGATCCACAAGTTGGTTTACATAAGTGGGTTATGTCTTTTGACTTAAACTCATTGTACCCACATCTCATTATGCAATATAATATATCACCAGATACATTGATGAGTGGTGATACTCAAGATGTAAATATAGAAGATATTGTAAACCTAAATATAACCACTCAGAAAGATAAAGTGTTAGCCGCTAATGGACAATACTTTAGAAAAGATAAGAAAGGGTTTCTGACAGAGATGATGGAATCTATGTATGAAGATAGAGTTATCTATAAAAAGAAAATGATTGAAGCCCAAAAAGAATTAGAAGAAGTTAAGAGGTTACTCCATGAATAGACAAACTGCATACTTATTTGATACTGATGGTACATTAACAGAATCGTCACAAGTTATTCTAAACTTTCAAAGAAACATTTTATTAAGGTTTATGGAAGAACGTGATGTTTGGATTTGTTCAGGTTCAGATTATTTAAAGATGAAAGATCAACTTACATTTAAAGTAGTGAAACAATGTGAAGGTATATTTGCATCTGGTGGTAATGATCATCTGATAATAGATGAAGATGAAAATGTAAAAAGAGTTTACAATAATGATATAGTATTTACAGACGAGTTGAAAGAAACTCTAAAAGGATTTCTCAACACTACAAAGACACCAATTAAAACTGGTAATCATATTGATGAGAGACAAGGACTTATAAACTTTTCAACTGTGGGTAGAAATGCTAACAAAGAAGAAAGAGATGAGTATATTAAGTATGATAAGTTTTCAAGTGAAAGACTAGAGTTTGCTGATATACTAGACTTAATGTACCCTCAATATGACTTCAGGGTTGCAGGTGAGACTGGAATTGATATCGTGGAAAAAGGAAAAGATAAATCACAAATCTATGACTATCTAAAAAACAATTACGGATATAATCGTATAGTATTTTTCGGAGATAGATGTGAAGCAGGTGGTAATGATTTTCCTATTGCGGAAAGACTTGACAAAGAAGAGGATAAGTTGTATTATGTTAGTAATTATGTACAAACTTATAACATATTAGAAAAGATTATGAATGACGAAAAGTGAATTACTAAGACGTAAAGCACAACTAGAAAAAGATATCGCTAAGTTTTCAAATATGCAGTTAGCGAAGAAAGTTCAGCTAAACTCGGCATATGGTGCTTTGGGTAATCAATGGTTTAGATTCTATGATATTAGACAAGCTTTAGCTATTACTAAATCTGGACAACTCTCTATCAAATGGATAGAAGCCCGTATCAACGAATATTTAAATAAGTTATTAGAAACAGACAAAGTAGATTATGTTCTGGCATCTGATACAGATTCTTTATATATTGTATTAGATAAACTTATCGAAAAATTTAAACCCAAAAATCCCATAGATTTCCTAGATCAAGTAGCACAACAAAAGATTGAGCCGTTTATTGATAATGCTTATCTTCAACTTGCCGATCTTATGAATGCATATGATCAGAAAATGTATATGAAGAGAGAAGCGATAGCTGATATTGGTATTTGGACTGCTAAGAAAAGATATATGCTTAATGTCTATGATAATGAAGGTGTTCGTTATGATGAACCCAAATTAAAAATGATGGGCATTGAGGCTATTAAGTCTAGTACTCCTCAATCTTGTAGAGATGCTATGAAGAAATGTTTTAAACTTATTATGAGTGGTGAACAAGAAGTTGTTCAGAAATATATAGCTGATTTTAAGACAGAGTTTTTTAATTTATCTTTTGAAGATGTTGCTTTTCCTAGAGGTGTGTCTGAGTTAAATAAATACGATAGTGGTGAAAGAGAACAACTTGAGTTAGTAAAGGGTACACCAATTCATGTACGTGGTGCTTTGGTATACAATCATTTAATTAGAAAACACAAACTTGAGAAAAAATATCAAACAGTAAAAGATGGTGAGAAGATAAAGTTTTGTTATATGAAAGAACCAAATAGTATGAAGCAAAATGTTTTATCTATCCTTAATGTTTTACCAACAGAGTTTGATGTTGAGAAGTATATAGATTATGAAACACAATTTAACAAATCGTTTTCAGAACCCCTTCAACTTATACTAGAAAAGATTGGTTGGAGTGTAGAAAAACGAGCAACATTGGAGGACTTTTTTTCATGAGTGATTTAGATTTTGATTTCGGCTTTACAGCCGTCACAGAAGACGAGTTAGAAGTCGTACAACAGGCCCAAAAAGATGTAACTTCTTCAAAAACAGGACTTGACAAAACGCAACAAAAATGCGATACTCTATATAATATGATGAAACCTTTGCTGAATAATTTAGCGAAGAACCCAGAAAAGGATTACATCTATTGGCCTGGTAAAACAAGAATGTCAAAGATAGAAGAATTTTCAGATAAACTAGATAAGGTATATAATGGCTGATTTTTTAAAAAATGTAATAAGTGGAATTGAGAATACAAATATATTAGCAGATGGTGGAAATTCATCTGAATTTACAGGAACAATAGATACTGGTTCGTATATTATGAATGCAGTATTAAGTGGTAGTTTATATGGTGGTGTACCAAATAACAAAATCACAGCCTTTGCCGGGGAGTCGGCAACTGGGAAAACTTTTTTCGTTCTCGGCGTTATCAAACAATTCTTAGATGATAACGAAACTGGTGGTGTTATCTATTTCGATACTGAGGCTGCCGTAACAAAAGATATGATGTCTACAAGAGGTATAGATGTTTCACGGGTATCAATTGCTGAACCCGAATCTATCGAAGACTTCAGAACAAGTGCAGTTAAAATGTTGACTAACTATATGGAACATAAAGATGCTCCACCAATGATGATGGTACTAGACTCACTAGGACAATTATCTTCTGCTAAAGAATTAGAAGATGTTGAGTCTGGCAATCCAAAAAGAGATATGACTAAAGCACAATTATTACGTGGTACTTTCAGAGTATTATCTTTAAAACTAGCAAAAGCAAAAGTACCAATGTTAGTTACTAATCACGTATATGACGTTGTAGGTTCTTATATCCCTATGAAGGAGATGAGTGGAGGAGCTGGACTTAAATATGCAAGTTCATCTATAGCAATGTTATCTAAGAAAAAAGATAAAGATGGTACTGATGTTATTGGTAATATTATCAAAGTGCAAATGGCCAAATCTAGATTTACTCAAGAGAATAAGAAAGTTGAAGTTAAACTATCTTACAAAACTGGGTTAGATAGATATTATGGCTTATTAGATTTAGCTGAGAAGTATGATATCATTAAGAAAGTTTCAACACGATATGAAATGCCTGATGGTACCAAACTTTTCGGTAAAAATATCAACGAAGATCCCGCAAAATATTTCACGGCAGATATTATGGGAAGATTAGAAGTCGCGGCTAAAAAGGAGTTCGAATATGGCGAATCAGAAGGAAACGGATTATCCGAGGGATCCGAATAAAACTGCATTCATTACAGATAAAAATGTTATTATGTGGAAACATAAATGTCCATATGGTAAGTTTGTAATTGAATTATCTGAAAAAGATATATGTGAATGTGGTGATAGATTAGAACCCGAAGATGTTTGGACAATTAAAAAAATGATGGCTGATAGTAATAATAGATCGTAATGTATATACCTAAGCAATATCGAGGATTTTTTATACCCAGGGCTATTGAAAATGATTTACTTGGGTTTGATATGATAAGAGCATATCATCACAGATTAAGTGGAAATGTTTTAGAAGATTGTAAGCATAACTGGTTGCAATGGACAAATAGATTTGAGGGTGTAGATAGATTTACTAAGTGGGCTATTACACACGGTATTCATGATGCTATATTAAATCAAATTGCATATCGTTCTAAAGATGTTAAGAAATTTTATTCATTCAAAGATGACTATAAATTTTACTTAGAGTTTTTATATCCATACAATAGTGAAACTATTACTTGGGATCAAATAGATAAGATACAAGATAATAGTTACATTCTTGTTAGTGTACCAAATACGAGAGGTTGTATTCCAGAAAATTGGAACGATTTATTAAAACAATGTGAAAGAACTAATAGTAAAATATTTTTTGATGGTGCATATTATGGCACAAGTTTCGAAACTATAGATGTAAATCATAGTGCTATTGATTGTGTAGCTTTTAGTTTAAGTAAAAATTTCTGTTTAAATAACATAAGAAGTGGTGTTATATTTGGAAATGATATTGCTTGGACTTTAACTATAGCAATGCAGAGAGAATATTATGATTATTTTTCTGTTGATATAGCAAACAAAATATTACCTAAATATGAGCCACTATACGTAACTAAACACGCCAAGAAGATACAAAAAGAAATGTATGGTGATAAAGCTTGTGAAATTTGGTTTATGATTGAAGATAAAGATTATATGGGTATAAAAACACCAAGATTGATTAATAATGAAATTAAAGATAAAGTTCAGGAGGCTATAAATGTCGGTTAAACGTGGAAGAAGTTCTGAAGTAGAACGAATAATGGTATTAATGGAAGAGATTGCAATTTTAAAAACTAAATTACAACCACACGATACAGGACATATTCATACTGCAATTAATGTTTTAGAAGAAAGAGTAGAAGAGTTGCAACACGAATTAGAAATTAAATTGAGAGGATTACAAAGTGGCTAAAAGTAGAGGCTTTAGTGTATCAATACACGAACCAAGAAAATGCAAAACATCTATCGGTAGAGGTTTTATTTCACTCACAAAAATGAATAAGAGTAAAAGAAGATCCTTTAAAAAATACAGAGGGCAGGGCAAAGCTAGATGATATCTTATGCTGAGAGATTGAAAAAACAAGGACATTACGATCTATCGTTTGAACCCAAATCTTTCTGGGAATATAGTAGAGGTAGTCATTTAGATAAACTGATAGATGATTCTAAATCATATGATCACAATCCAGTTGCTAATCATAATGATTTTTTCAGTAAAGGTAGAGGTACTTTTTTATCAAAGTTTAATTCTGAATATGCAAAAAGAATAATTGAAATGTGGTCCAAAGAAGGTGATTTAATTATGGACCCTTTTGCAGGTAGAAGTTCTAGGCCATTAGTGTCAACTTTATTAGAAAGAAACTATGTTGGATTTGATGTTCTAAAAGATAATTTAGATGAAGCACAAGAACAATATGACACTTTGAAAAAAGATAGAGAATTAGGTAAGCTAGAGTTAATCAATTCTAGTAGTGAAAATATTGATGACTTTTTTCCAGAAAGTGTTGCTGATATGGTGATGACTTGCCCACCATATTACAATATAGAAAAGTATGATAGTGCTGATGGACAACTAACAGATATAAAAACATACGAAGACTTTTTAAAAGTGTATGAAGTTATCTTAGAGAAAACTTCTAAGGTATTAAAACCAAGTTGTTTTTTTGTAGTCGTTTTAGCAAACTTTAGAATTGATGGTAAGTTATATGATTTTAGTAGTGATACAAAAGATATACTTAAAAAGCATCTAACATTCCACGATGAAATTATTTTAGAAATGAGTCCAGCGAAAAGACACCCTCTATATAATCAATCTATCACAAATTTGAATTGTTTAAAAACTCACGAATATTGTTTAGTTTTTAGAAAGCAAGACAGTAAAGAAAACGATATCAAAAAGAATGATGACATTAATTATAATAGGCCATTAGTAAAAGATGTTCACCCAGATAAAGAGAAGTTATTTTGGACAGATAAAAAAGATTGGATTAATGAAATGTTTAATACTTCACCTAATACATTAGATAGGTTTTTAAAATGACAGTTAAATACCACACAGTTGATAATGAGAAAAGTTTCCACGATGATATGTGGTGTATTGAAATACTTGAAGGAGAGTATGAAGGTGTAATATACCAGTATGATGTTATTAATATATCTGATGATGATATGGAGAATGGTAAATTAAATTTTAGTTTTATAACAGTTGAAAATTTGAACAGTTTAGACTTGACTACAGACAAATTTAAAGTTATAATAGGCGATATACTAACAGAATTAATAGAGGGATATTTCGTTGAACGAGACAAACAGGATAGAACTAGTAGTACTCAAGCATCTACTTAATGACGAAGGATATGCTAGACGTAGTTTACCATATTTAAAATCAGAATACTTTGCAGATACACAAGAAAAATTTATATACCAAGAAATAGATAAATACTTGTCACAATATAATTCTCTTCCTACTAAAGAGGCTTTACTTATAGAATTAGATAATAATTCAAAAGTATCTGATGAGAATTTTAATAAATGTTCTGGAATTATATCCGAATTAAATTCTGATGTTAATACAGATAAAGATTGGTTAATAGAAAAAACTGAAAAGTTTTGTCAAGAGAAAGCGATATACAATGCAATCATGGAGTCCATATCTATCATCGATGGCAAGGAGAAACAAGATAAAGGTAATATACCAGAACTCCTTTCCGATGCTCTTGCTGTCTCTTTTGATCCTTCAGTTGGCCACGATTTTCTGGACGATAGTGATAATCGGTGGGATTTTTATCATAGGGTTGAAGAACGTATTCCGTTTGACTTGGATTATCTCAACAAAATTACTAAAGGTGGTTTACCGAAGAAGTCACTCAACATTATCTTGGCTGGGACTGGCGTTGGCAAATCGTTAGCAATGTGTCATATGGCTTCTGCTAATCTGATAGACGGAAAGAATGTTCTGTATATCACTATGGAGATGGCTGAAGAAAAGATAGCTGAAAGAATTGATGCGAACTTACTTAATGTTACACTAGATGATTTAGGAAACTTATCTAAAGAAATGTATGATAAGAAAATAGCTAGAGTTAAAGGTAAGACAAGTGGTAAATTGATTGTTAAAGAATATCCAACTGCATCTGCACACGTTGGACATTTCAGACATTTATTTAATGAACTAAGACTAAAGAAACAATTTATACCAGATATTGTATATATTGATTATTTGAATATATGTATGTCTAGTAGAATAAAAACTGGATCAAATGTAAATTCGTACACTTTGATCAAATCGATAGCAGAAGAACTTAGAGGTTTATCGGTAGAAAAAAACGTACCTATTATGAGTGCGACACAAACAACAAGGAGTGGTTATACCAGTTCTGATTTAGGGTTAGAAGATACTTCAGAATCCTTTGGACTGCCAGCTACTGCCGATTTTATGTTTGCTATTATATCTACTGAAGAATTAGAAGAACTGGGCCAAATACTTGTTAAGCAATTGAAAAACAGGTATAACGATCCAACATCTTATAAAAGATTTGTTCTAGGAGTTGACAGAGCAAAAATGAGACTTTATGATGTTGAACAATCAGCACAAGAAGATGTAATGGATAGTCCAGCTTTTGATAATTCTGAATTTGGCGAAAGAGCCGATGAAGAAGATAAAATGAAGTGGGCAACAAAGAAATTAGGCAGAAAGGATTTTAGTGGTTTAAAGGTATGATAGATTTCAAAAACAGATATTCAGCTAGAAAGATTGGTACAAAGTTTGGTGTATATGACAAGAGAGTTAAATCAATTGTTTGGTATACAAAGAGTAAAGATGAAAACGAATCAGTTTGCAAAAAATTGAATAGTGGCTCAGGATTTCAAGGAGAGATACCAAATTTCTTCAATGAAAACAAGCACTTAACAAAGGGGTTGACAACCTAGGCCAATATGCTATATTAATCTTATGTTCATTGAGATTAATAATGCAAATAAGACAGAAGAGACTTTAATTAATGAGGCTCTTTGGTTTGCAAAAAGTAAATTACTTCCTAGACACAAGAACTTAGATATAGAAATCAACCTCAAGAAGAAACTTGATGTTGATGGTAATGTTATTGATGGTGATTACAAAAGACATTTTATCATGGAAGTTCGTAAGTGTCAAGACAAAGATGATTTACTAACAACAATTTTCCACGAGTTTACACACATAGCACAATATGTAAGGGGCAATGATATCTTTGCTCTAGATCATTGTGATGTTGATTACTTAGATAGATGGTTTGAAATAGAAGCCTTCGAAATGCAAGAAAAATTACTAACGGAGTTTGATCTTGAAAGATAGTTTAGTTTTGTCGAAAATAGCAAAAAATAAAAATATGGCGGTCCCTTTATATTTAATGATGGCTTATGCTTATTACATACAAGATGATCCATTCACTAGTGATGGTTGTTTTGATACAGTAGCTAAGATAATCTTAGATAATTGGGATAACATAGAACATAGACATAAAACATTTTTATCTAAATCTTCATTAGAAGCTGGTACCCATTTATCTGGTTATCCAAAAATAGTAGAAGGTGCAGTAGATAGTTTTAAAAAACTTGGTCCATTGGGAATATAATGGTTGACAAGATTTACAGTTTTGATATAATATAAGTGTAAGTGATTCGTTAACAACAGAGAGAGAAAATAAATGAATAGGCCTTTTTGTGAAGTTCCCGGTTGTGGTAAGTTAGCACACAATGTCGGATATGGTAGATATCGGAAAGCATCATGGGTAAGAGAAGAATTTGGTGTTGAGAATGGTTGGGTATGTGGTAAACATCATTATAAAAATTACGGTATTGGTGGTTGGATTTATAAACAGTTTAGAAAAACTTTTTGTGAAAATATTGATGGTAGATTAGGTTTTAAGTGTACTACTACAATCATTGATTCAGAATGGCAATTAGATGCTGATCATAAAGATGGTAATCCATCTAACAATTCGAAAGTAAATATTCAAACTTTATGCAAGTGTTGTCATGTTATTAAGACTAAGATTAATATGGATTATGCTACTGCTGGTAGAAAAACATTACAAGTAGCTTAAAAAAATGGTTGACAAAAAACGAATCACCTGCTATACTGTATATAGAAAGTGAGAGAATATAATATGAAAGACATTTTTGATTATAAAAACGTAATGGGCATTCTTGCGGGTATGTCTGATAAGCAACTAGAAACACTAGCTGAAAAGTTAGTTAACAGATTTGATAAAACTGCTGACTCTTTTGATAGTTATTTAAGTGCTTATCTTCAAGATAAAGTGAAACGTGAAAACGGTGAATGGGGCCCATTCCCATTTGATTAATAAAGAGAGAGAGGTAAATAATGTCAATTAAAAATGACACACTACTTGAAGAACTTGCTCAGTTAGTATTAGTACAAAATGCTATTTTAGCCGGGCAATCTTTAACCAATTTAGAAATGGTTGAAGACACGATAACAACAGTTATCGAACAACTTGGGTTAGACTTTGACACAGCCCTTGATATTGCAAATGAAATGAATGAAATAGAAGGAGGTTCATAGAATGGACTTATTATTTTTAATGGTTGTAGCTTGTATGGTTATATCAGTTGGTTCAACTTCTGCTATCTTATACCAAACTTATAAGATAAAAGAAATTTGTAAAAAGGCTTCAAATGACATACTTGGCTAAACCTTATCTAAATAGCAATAAAGCTATAAAAGAATTTGAAGACATTGAAGATGCAGTAGCTTATCTTGAAGAAGTAACTGGATTTGAAATGTCTTTTGAAGTGGATCGCAAGAAGAAAAAGCAACTTATCAAATCTGGAATGCCTTCTCTTCAAGCGAATAAATTATCTAAATCTTACGATTGGGAATTAATCGGTAAATTAATAAGGAAGTAATATGAAAAAAATTCTATTTTTAATTGTAGCAAGTGTGCTATTAGTTGGGTGTAAGACTACGTATCTTACTTCAGATGGAGAAAAATTAATTGGCAATTCAGTTGTTGGTTGTTTAGCTGGTGCAGTTTTTCTTGATGATTGTAAAGCTGGTGCAGTTGGTGGTGCCGCTGTAACTTTATATCAAAACGAAACAAAATAAGGGTTGACATTTCCTGTAAATATGCTATTATAATAGTATAAGTGATTCGTTTTAATAATAGAGAGAGAAAAATATGATAATGAACAATTCAATAGTTTCAAAAAAAGCAACAACCATTTTAGATGGTATCGATAACCTTTTAGAAACTGCTAAAGCAGATTATGTAAATTGGACATCACACGGTGGTAATAAAGATTTAACAGATATTAATCACCGAATGATAGCTGAATATTGTGATGGTTTCCGTGTGAAATCTGGTAGTAAATATATAAAGATATTAAGTAATAAAGGCGGCTCAGTTTGGGCTTTCGTTGTGAAAGATGATGGTGGCAAATTTCGTGCTGGCGATTTATTAATGGCCGCAGGATGGAATAAACCTGCTACTAACGCCGCTCGAGGGAATGTTCTAGATGGTGATTACGCCATACGTTGGACTGGTCCACTTTATTTAAAATAGAGTTAGGTAAACCCGACACCTCTCTCTCACATTTACACCGTCGGGTTATGGGGGATAGAGAATTAAATTTCTCTATTTCCCCTTTTTATAGGAATTATAATGAAAAAATATAAAGTATTCTCAGCAACATATCAATTATCCAAGCAATTGGGTTCTGAAATTGTTCCAGCTAAACCACCAATGTTTCACGCGGATATATTAGATAACAGAAGTGGTGTATGGAGAAGATGTGCTTTTTTGACACGGAAGACATATGATGAAACTGTCCGTGAAGCCGAAAGATATATTAACCCACGTATAAATAGTACATAAACTATAGAGGATTAAATTATGAAGAAGTTTAGTACATTCTTAGGTGAAGCCAAGAACACCCATATGGAACACATTGAAGATAATATATTAAATGGTGGTGTAGATGGTGCTAGAGAGTCTATGAACTTTCTAAGATCAGTTAGAGATATGTTAGCTGGTACATCTAAATCTAGTATAAATGTTTCAGTTAAATGGGATGGCGCTCCAGCCATTTTTGCTGGAATTGATCCATCTGATGGACAATTCTTTGTTGCTAAGAAGGGTATCTTTAATGCGAACCCTAAAGTATATAAAACACCAGAAGAAGTTTCGGCAGATACGTCTGGCGATTTAAGTAAAAAATTAATTAAAGCATTAGAAATATTACCAAGTTTGGGTATCAAGGGTGTTATTCAAGGAGATTTTCTATTCTCTAAAAAAGATTTAAAAGCACAGTACATAGATGGACAAAAGTATATAACTTTTCACCCTAATACAATTGTGTATGCAGTTCCATATGGTCCATTAGCAAATGAACTTAATAAAGCAGAAATTGGTATTGTTTGGCATACTCGCTATAAGGGTAGTAGTTTTGAAAAAATGTCTGCTGAGTTTGGTAAAAACATTGCTAAGACTTTAAAACCAAATCCTAGAATTTGGAGTGTTGATGCTGAATATGATGATGCATCTGGTACTGCAACAATGACAGAAAAAGAAACGGCTAAAGTTACAAAAATGTTATCTGATGCTGGTAAAATCTTTCAGAAACTTGATGCTAATAGTTTAAATGGTATTTCTGATAATGAAGAATTACTTACAAG